AAGACCATATCAGGGCTGCTGCTAGCTGCTGGGGGTGCCAGTAGCTGTGGGAGCTACACTAAAACGCGAGCAGCTACACTGCGGAACTGTGGCAGCTACACTGCGGCACTGTGGCAGCTACACTGCGGCAGCCAGCAGCAGCCAGCAGCAGCCAGCAGCCAGCAGCAGCCAGCAGCGACCGATGGGGACCGATGGGGACCGATGGCACCTAGGGCGAGGCTCTGCAGCCAGCAGCAGCTGCAGGATCCAGCAGAGACCGCTGGAGACCGGTGGCACCTAGGGCGATGCTCTGCAGCCCGCATGGTTGCTGGGCTGTGGCTGATGGCGACCGGTGGGATCTGCTGGCCACCCCCCGCGCTGATGGGGGCCGGCGGTTTGCAGCTACGGGGCTAATACCCCGAGAGTCTCTCAGCGACCAATATCCCCTGTAGCAGCGGCAACGCACTTTCTGTACTAAAAAACGCCCCCTATGCAAAAATATGAAAAACAGTGGTACAATCGGTTCAACTCGGGCTGGGTGCAACCCAACTGGCCTACTCGCAATAGGCTGGGGCCGAGGATACTAATCACACGAGAATCGGCCATGCCTAGACTAATCAAAGGACCGTCCAGACGACTGGGACAACTGCGGCCCGCCGACACCATCGCAGGGACGCTATGGACGTCCCCCTTCTTCAGTCAGTTTGAAGTCACACTGGTCAACTGTGTGAATGTAAGCACGGGGGATTCCAAGATATCTATATTCCACGACCCTGATGGATCCACCTACGATGAGGACACGGCTCTTGTCTATGAGTACACCATCGGACCAGGCGACCTCTTCCAGTTCGAGGCGCAGAAGAGTATAGTTGGCTACAAAGCGGGCGAGACCATCGGGGTCCAGTCCTCTGTAGCTAACGCTGTTAACTTCAAGGCGTACGGGCGGGTCAACGACGAAGAGGTCGTGCCATGAGTACTAGACATCTGATTAACCCAGGCGGCAACGGGGCAAAACCGGTTGTTGTGACCGACGACCCTGATAATATTTCCAGAGGCGCGAGAGCACTGGAGAAGACAGAAGAGCTGGCGCATTCAACAGCTGAAACTAACCTGCACCTCTCGGTGCTATCGAACAATACGTTCGCAGAGGCAGACATCAATGATCATCGAAGACGGTAAAGGGAAAAATGGCAGCGCCAGCGTCAGTCAAGCACAACGGCTGAATGTCTCGGCTAAGAGCAACCCTCGGGTCGCGTACGTCTCAAGGGACTCAGGGAAGGCATTCCGTGCCACCTTTTTCGGAGCTGGGGCGGCCGATGACTACATCGCTTACTTGAAGAACGCATCCGCGGTAGACGACCTGTACATCGATGAGATTACTCTCGGTGGGGTCGAGTCGATCCTTTGGAAGATAGCAAAAGTGAACGGTACAGCCGGAGCAGGCGCGGCAGTTACCCCCGTTAACTTGAATTTTAAATCGGGTCTTCCGGCAGCGGCGACCGCCATGAACGGGGACACCCCAATAACTGGCCTAACGGCCGTGGGTCTGGTCGGGATTAAACGATCACGCGCTCTAGAAAGCGCATCGTTCAAGCTAGACAGCGCAGTGATACTGGGCCCAGGCGATGCACTGGCGATTGAGTACGACACTGGCACCTCGGGTGTCTACGACGCCGACATATTGTTCCATTATGAGGCCCCAACAACGTAGGGCGACTGCTGATATAATCAATGCGTACGCCACCGGATTCGACAGGTTTGAATGATGGGACAGAAACTAATCAATGATCCACTAGAGTTCGAGCTACTCGCTGATGCTTACTTTCAGGAGTGCTTGACGCCTATACCACCCAGACCTCTCACTCTCCCAGGTCTGGCGTACGCGCTCGGGTTCTCAGGCACACGGACATTGCTACACTACCGAAACGACGACACTCACGAAGAGTTCCATGATGTGGCCAACAGGGCATGTCTTCGCGTGGAGCAGTTCACCGCAGAGCAATTATTCAATAAGGGCGTGAACGTCGCCGGCCCAGTGTTCTCACTAAAGAACCAAGGCTGGAGAGACAAGCCGGAAGGCGAGTCCGAGACAATCATCGTCAAGATTGAAGGGGCCGCGGCCCGACTGTAATGACACTGGCCCCCACGACCAAACCTAAAAAATTCAAACTGACCACTCAGCAAGACTCGGCGGTTGAGGCCTTAGGGGCTGACGCTGCCGACTTCGGGCTGGGCGGCGGTTCTAGATCCGGCAAGACGTTCCTCCTGGCATACGCTGTGGCGACCAGAGCACTTAGGGTTGGTAACAGTCGTCACGCGGTGCTCCGGTTCCGGCAGAACGCGATCATCAAAGCCGTCGTGCGAGACACGTTCCCGAAAATGATGGAGCTCTGCTACCCAGGAATGTACAACGAGAAGAACCTCAACAAGACAGACTGGTTCTACAAATTCCACAATGGATCCGAGATATGGTTCGGGGGCCTAGACGACAAGGACCGAGTCGAGAATATCCTCGGTAACGAATACGCGACCATCTACTTCAATGAGTGCTCTCAGATACCGTGGCAGTCAGTCAAACTGGCCCTCACACGTCTAGCACAGGTGTGCCCTGGCCTTGCGCTCAAGTCGTACTACGATTTTAACCCCCCATCGAAGCGTCACTGGACGTACAAATACTTCGTCGAGAAGAAGAGCCCAGACACCAATAAGTACCTGATATCACCAAACAACGTCGGGTTTATGTTCATGAACCCCATGGACAACCAAGAGAACCTGGATCCCAAGTACCTTGAGCGCCTTAACGAGATGCCCGAGAAAGAGCGGAAGCGTTTCTTTCTGGGCCAGTTCGCCGATGAGGACAACGACTCCCTCTGGAACGACGAGCTCATCGATGCGACCCGATGCACCGGTGGCAAAGGCGACGAGCTCCCAGACCTGGTCAGGATCACAGTCAATGTGGATCCATCAGGCTGTTCAGACGATGACCCAGATAGCAGGTCGGACGAGATTGGCATCACTGTGACCGGACTGGGCACGGACGGCAGGGGGTACCTGCTCGAAGACCTATCTGGAAAGTATGGTCCGAGCACGTGGAGCAAGATCGTCGGAGACGCATTCAAGCGTTGGATGGCAGACTGCGTGGTCGGCGAGTCCAACTACGGCGGGGCAATGGTTAAACACACCATCGAGGCCGGCAACGACTCGGGCGAGAACATACCGGTCAAGCTGGTCCACGCCACCCGAGGTAAGACCGTCAGGGCAGAGCCTATAGCGACATTGCAGCAACGTGGTAAGATCCGGTTCTACGGGTACTACCCAGAGATCGAGGAGCAGCTTTGCAGCTTCTACCCAGACGGATACAAGGGGCTGAAATCCCCAGACCGTGCGGACTCAGCTATCTGGGGGTTCACTGAACTGTTCCCAGGTATGACCAAAGACGAGAGCAGTCAGGTCTGGGTACCACCTAAAGTGGTAGCAAACCAAAACCAAGCCAGTAACTACGGCCACAGGGGGACCCCTGGCCTACCACCAAGAGGAAGACCATAATGCCGAAGAAAAGAGCGAGAGAAGAAGACGGGCAGTTCAAAGGTGACGACCCATCAACACCAGTGGTCAACGAGGCGTTCGAGCCCAGCAACCTGCTAGTGACTCGAATCGCCAAGATGTGCCACGCCGTGAACACTGCGTACCAAGAGTTGCTCGGTGAGAAGACTCAACCGGACTGGGACGACGCCGACCCAGGCATTCGATCCTCAGCCATTGCAGGAGTGCAGTACGCACTGGCTAACCCTAACGTAAAACCTGAGGACAGCCACAAGAAATGGCTCAAGTCTAAGGAGGCGCAGGGGTGGAAGCACGGGCCTGTGAAAGACTCAGTGAAGAAAACCCACCCGTGCATGGTCCCGTACAAAGAGCTCCCATCGGAGCAGCAGACCAAAGACAAGCTGTTCCTAGCCACAGTCCGTAGCCTCTCGTAGGCTACCCACGCGCTGGGGACCGTGATATCCTAGATCAATAGACACCGAGGACGCATGCCATGAGTAATATGTTTAAACAGCCAAAAGCTCCGATGGCCACCGTTGTACAGCCGGCGGCTGCCGCGCCTACAGAGGCAGACATTGCGAAGGAAGCCGCAACAATAGAGCGCAATAAAGCCAAAAAAGGCAAGCGCAAAACAAGCACCGCCAGCACAGTCCTATCAGGTGCGGGTAACACCTTAGGTTAACAACATGCCGAAGCTAACCGCTGAAGATATCTGCCAACGCGCAGGTAATATGTTCAAGTCACAGAGTGTGGCTGTATCGCTATGGCAGACACTCGCAGATAACTTCTACCCAGAGAGGGCGGACTTCCTGTTGACCAGAAACATGACGGGGCTGGAGATGGCCAACAACACGGTTGACTCCTTTCCTATCTTGGCCCGCAGAGACCTAGGCAACTCGTTCCACGCTATGTTGCGGGACGCGAGATGGTTTGAAATCACAGCTGGAGCCGACACAGAGGCTGACCGAGAGGGCAAACTGTGGCTAGAGTGGGCGACCAATCGCCAGTACAAAATCATGCAAGACAGATCCTCTAACTTTGAGCGAGCTGTCAAGATAGGCGACCACGACTTTGCCACGTTCGGCAACGCGGTACTATCCCTCGAACCAAACAAAACTAGAACAGGTGTGATCTACAGGCCTTGGCACCTACGCGATTGCGCGTGGGAAGAGAACGAGTCTGGCCAGGTGGAGACAGTCGTCCGTAAATGGGACCCGACCCTGCACCAACTTGTGCGAATTTTTGGCGAAAAGGCGTTAACTCCGGCTCTCCGAGAGAAATACAACAAGAATCCTTTCTGTACTACCCGTGTGTACCACATGACGATTCCGTCCGACTTGTCGGGTGACGAGGAAATGACTCGGTATAAGAACTGCTCATACTTCGTTCTCGAAAGTGAGAAGACGATGCTCGAGTACAAAGGCATAAATTACGCTTACTACATCGTCCCCAGATTCCAAACGATTGCCGGATCCCCTTACGGGTACAGCCCAGCCACGATGGCTGCTCTACCTGACGCGAGGACATTGCAGTCTATGACGTTCACACTTCTCGAAGCGGGTGAGCGGTATGCCAGACCTCCGATGGTGGCGACGTCTAAAGTGATCACCGGCGTGGTGGATCTATCCCCTAACGGTATAACCTGGGTGGACAACGAATATGACGAGAGACTGGGGCAAGCCCTAAGATCCCTTGACCAGAACAAAGGCGGCTACCCGATTGGGGCGGCTGAGCGGAACAGGGTATACGAGACTCTGCAGAAGTCCTTTTATCTAGACACTTTGAGTCTGCCTCTGGGCGACAAAGAGATGACTGCGTACGAAGTACAAGAGCGAATGAAGCAGTACAGACGCACTAACTTGCCATTGTTCGCCCCTATGGAGCGAGACTATAACGGCCAGATATGCGAAGCCACGTTTGATCTGATGTTGATGATGGGCCAGTTAGGATCCCCACAAGACATACCCAAGTCACTTGGAACAGACGTAGAATTTAAATACGTGTCCCCACTCACGAGCGATGAAGAAGAAGAAAAGATGAATCAGTTTGCTAGGATCCGGCAGGAACTTGCCGAGGCCGCGCAGCTGGACGCAGGAGTACTAGACAACTTTGACTTTGATGAGGCCATACGTGACTCCATCCAAGGTGTGGACGCCCCAGTGAACTGGACGCGGCCGTACGACGAAGTCACTCAAGTACGAGAAGCTAGACTCGCACAGCAAGCTGCGGCAGCAGCGGCCGAGATGGGGGCACCACAACAAGGTGCCGCATGAATTTAGAAACCGAATGTTTTAAAGTCGAGAGCCTGTCAGCGCAAGAGATCATTGCCTTTCAGTCCCTCGAAACCGGAGAGGCGGATGCCCACCAGCAGCGTCTGGCGCTGTCTGTTCTCCTAAAGAAAATGTGCAGAACGTACGACACCCACTTCCTCCCAGGCCAGCCCGACGGATCAGCGTTCTTGAGTGGCCGAGGGTTCGTAGGGCAGCAGGTGTTGAAGTGCATGAGACTGGACCCCAGGGCCCTTAAACAACTAAGAGAGGAAGAAGAAAATGGCTGATGAAATAACCCCACCAAGTACACCAGCAGAAGAGACTCCACCAACAGACCAGCCAGCGGGTGGCACTCCCCCAACGGACCAGCCAGCGGAGTCGTGGTTCCAAACACTCCCTGAGACGTGGCGCGAAGATCTAGCCGGTGAAGACGAAGGCCGTCTTAACCAGCTTAAACGTGTGCCCGACCTACCCACATTCGCTAAGAATTATTTTGAAGCGCAGGATTCTCTGCGCACCAGACAAGAGTCGGCAGGTCTCCCAGAGAATCCCACCGACGAGCAGCTGGCCGAGTACCGAACTAAAATCGGTGTCCCTGAGACAGCGGACAAGTATGAGCTGGGCGAAGGACTGGTCCTAAGCGACGAGGACAGGAAAGAACTTGCTCCGGTCTTTGAGATCATGCACGCGAATAACATCCCACACTCTGCAGCTGCGGACCTTGTGGACACCTACACCAAGCTCGAGAACCAGCGGACAGAGCGGATGGCCAGCCAAGATGTGCTCGACTCTCAGGCTGCGATCAAGCAGCTCAAGGAGCAATGGGGGCCGGACTACGAGACGAACCGCAGCATCACTGTGGCCAACCTAGCCGCTCACCTCCCAGAGGAAGCGATGGAAAGTTTCATGGGTGCCAGACTAGCCAATGGTAAAGCTCTATTCAACGACCCAGGCGTGGTCGAAGCATTCGCTCAGATGGCTAGGGTCATCAACCCAGCTGCCACACTGGTTCCGTCTGGATCCAACCCTGTCCAGTCGCTAGAGGCTCGTCAAGCTGAGCTCACTGATAAGATGGGCACCCCTGAGTGGTACAAAGACAAGGCCGCTCAGAAAGAGTTCTTGGACAACGAGACAGCCCTAGAGCAGTTAAGGTCTAGACAGAAGTAACAAAGCGGGACTATACTAAGGGCCACAACTCAAAGTAGACCCCTGATTCAAGTCTTACAGCCCCAGTGGATCTTAGCGGATCCGCTGGCCAACCTGACACAAGACGAGAGGACGGCCAACTCGAACCGACGTTGATAATGTAACTTAATTGTTAATGTTTATTATCATACTTAGGAGATACTGAAATGCCTGATACAGCTTTTCAAACCATGTATCGCCAGGAGATGATCCAAGGATTCGAGAAGCGCCAGTCGCTTGTCCGTAAGACCACTGTCACTAGCGCCGATATCAACGGCAATCAGGCAGTATTCCTTGTAGCAGACTCTGGTGGTGCAACAGCAGTAAGCCGAGGCGTAGACGGAGACCTTCCAACACGTCCGGATAACCTGAACCAGTACACCGCAACCTTGCAAGAATGGCATGATGTTCCTGAGCGCACGCGCTTCAACATCTATGCGTCTCAAGGTGACGGCCGTAGACTCATGCAAGAGACTTGTATGAATGTCATCAATCGTAAGATCGATGAAGACATCCACAACGCTCTTGGACTAGCGACTGTTACTTGGGGCACAGCAGCTCCGGCTACTATCCCGCTAATATCTAAAGCTAAGACCAAGTTAGGCAATGCCTTCGCTGATATGGACGCGCCAATGTATGCGCTGATTACTCCAGCGTTCCATGCGTACTTGATGTCTTTCCCTCAGTTCACTTCCGCTGATTACGTCCAGATGCCTGGTTGGGACAGTGTCCCTAAAGACAAGGCGTTCAGCTGGTATGGCGTGAACTGGATCGTGGATCCCGCACTTCCAGGAGCTGGAACTAATAGCGCGACTTGCTTCATGTACTCCATGAACGCAATCGGTCACGCATGCGACACGACCAACCTAAACACGGCAGTAGGCTACGATGACAAGAACGACAAGTCATGGGCCCGTTGCTCAACATTCATGGGCAGCAAGCTGCTACAGAACAGTGGTGTAGTGAAAATGCTACATGACGATTCTGCGTTCTCATAAGGAGTAGGTGAACCTAATGGCATATTCTACTAGCACAGCCCCAGGCTTAATCGCCCAGAAGAATGGATCAAACGGCCGAGCCGTATGGTCTTATGTTTCTGAGGACAGCATTGCGGTCGTCGGTGTAGCCGGCTACTTCTCCAATGGTGATGACCTCGGTATGAAAGTTGGTGACGTGATTTACGTTACCAACAGCACTACCGGCGGAACCACAATGTCGTTTGTATCTGCAGTTACAACCGGTGGTGCCGCAAGCATCTCTGGCGGTTCGCAGAACCTTGGCACAGCCGGCGCGGCCGTCGTTACACCTGGTATCCAGACTGTGACGATCAGCCAAGCCACGCAGGTGACAGCTACTATTGCAGAAGCTGGGCTACATGCGGGCCTATTCACAGTCGAACAGACTGGATCAGGCACGGCCGGTCACACGCTGACTTTAACTTCCGGCACGTTTGACGGTACTAATAACACCGCCACTCTTAACGCCGTAAACGAGAAGTTGGTAGTGCTCTTTGATGACGCCGGTAACGGCACCATCATAGTGAACACTGGTGCAGTTGCTTTAAGCTCAGTTTAAAGTAACCCAGTGAGCAAGACCCCTTGAGAAAGCCTCTGCTGCCAAAACGCGGCAGGGGCTTTTTTTATAACCCCACGAAATAATAGGAGGCCGAAATGGCTGACACAGAAGAGAAGAAAACGCGAGAACTCATCCCAGTTAAACCTGGGGAATTTGGACTGGCCGTCCACCACTACCGTACATTCCACGCCACTATCCCAGCGGGTATGGGCAAGAAGGACTTGGTCAAGGCCGAGATGTGGGATCACGTGGCCAGCCAGTTGCAAATGTACAACGAGATACGAGCTATCGCTGAGGACGGAGCATGGGTGGCGCACTTGATAGTCACGTTCAGGCACGCCAACAAAGCGATGGTAGAAATAATAAACTTCACCGAGCTAGAGAAAGTCAGCTACGAAGAGCGGGCCGGACTGGGTAAGTTTGAAGTCAAGCAGCGCGGTGTGAAAAAGTGGTGTATTATCGACAACACTGACGGCACAGTCGTGCAAGAGCTGATCCCGACACAGGGGGAGGCGTACAAGAAGCTAGACGAACATCTAGCTGTTCTCAATAGATAGGTAAACTATGGCCGCCTCCAAGCTACTGATATACAACAACGCTCTCCAAATACTAGGCGAGCGAAGGTTATCAAACCCTACGGAGGATCGAGAACCTCGGTACGTGCTCGACCAGGCGTACGAGCTCGACCTTGTGGAGCACTGCTTGGAGGTGGCTAAACCTAGATTCTCCGTGAATAGTGCCAAGCTGGCCAGTCCAGCAGCCAGCACCGTCCACGGCCTAGACAGCGTGTATAGCCTTCCGTCAGACTACATCTCCACCCTCGGGGAAGCAGGTCTGCACGGCTCTAATGGGTCTTTCTTCTCTGACGAAGATTTCCAGAACCCAGTAGACCGATACATCATCGAGAACCGGACAGTCGCCACTGATGTGGCAACGAACCTCTGGATCCGGTACATCTCAAAATCCCGACCGCTCTCTTCTTGGACGCCTACGTTCGCCAGACTTGTTTCGGCGTACTTAGCCAGAGAGACCGCCAGTCGGTTAAACCCTAGCCGGATCGAGATAGCTGAGGCCGCGTATCAATCTGCGCTGGCCAAGTGCATCGAGCTTGAGGGCGTCAAAGAAAATGACGTGATTCCTCAGGCACCGGCCGCGAGCTTGTCGGCGGACCAGCTGACAATCTACAATCAGGCTGCCGCAGCGTTAGGCCGACCTGAGTTTAGAAGCGTGAACAACGGGTCCAGCCTACGACTGGCAATGGATTCGATCTATACCATCGCGGTCGAAGCCAGCTTGGAAGAGGTCAAGCCTCGGTTTGCGGTCCTTAGTGCGAGGCTAGGGACGCCAGCTACCAGCTCAGTCCACGGTTTAGACAGCGTGTATACGCTTCCCTCCGACTATTTATCCACTCTGGGTGACCAAGGCGTGCACGGGGCCAACGGTTCTTTCTTCTCTGACGAAGATTTCCAGAACCCAGTAGACCGATACGTCATAGAAGCCCGAACGGTGGCGACAGATATCCCAACTAATTTGTGGATCCGGTATATATCCAACGATGTGGCTGAGTCCGTTTGGACCCCATCATTCCGAGAAGTAGTATCTCTGCGTATCGCGCTGCTTATTGCTAAGCGGTTCTCCCCAGAAGGAGAGGCCGGCATAGCCGAGATGGTTACCGTTGCGACAGAGAAGTCTATCCAACGTGAAGGCATTAAAGAGAATGCACCTCTGCCGCAGGCACCGGCCGCAAGCCTGTCAGCCGAGCAGCTGCAGATATACAACTCCGCAGCAGCTATGCTGGCCCAGCCAGAGTTTAGGCACGGGGACGATGGATCCGCACTTAGGCTGGCAATGGATTCAGTGTACGCACTGGCCGAGGATGACCTTCTCGAGACCATCAAACCGAAGTTTGCCACTCGGGTCGTATCTCTAACCGGCGGCAGCCCTTCGGCTATCCACGGGTACGACAATGTGTTCGACCTGCCCGCGGATTTTAAGAACATCTGCGAGCTGTGGTCAGACGAGAACCTAGAAGTTCCTATCACTCGGTACTTTCTAGAAGATGACAAGATCGCTATCGACGGCTACGCCACCGCGTATATCCGGTACATCATCGGAACGACTGCTGAGTCCGCGTGGTCCCCGTTATTTAAGAAAGCCATGTCGGCCTACATCGCCAACGAGCTGGCGTATCGGTACGTCGAGAGGCTTCCTGCCCAAAACATAGCTGAGGCTCTTAAAGAGCGCGTGGGACTGGCGGTCCAAGTAGATGGCGCTAAAGAACCATCGATGCGACCAATATCCGGCACACGGACACTGGACGACACCTACCGAGCTTTGTACAACAAGGCCCTGCAGATGCTGAGGCTTCCCCAGTTGGTGTCCAACACTGACGAATCTGAGCGCAAAGTTGCTCTGGATTACGCCCTTGACAACAAGGCCGTGGAGACCGTGTTCGAGCTGATATCTTGGGGGTTCTTGTACAAGACCGCGGAACTGGCACCAGATGGAGCCGAGACCCCGACAGTGGGGTTCGATTACTCGTACGCTGTGCCAGCCGATATGATTCGCATCGACAAGTTGTCTGCTGATGAGTACTTCCGATACCCAGTCAACTACGCGAGAGAGGGCGGGTACTTCGAGACTGACGCCACAACTCTGTACATCCGGTATCTATCAAACGAGCAAACGACAACGCCGAGTACTTGGCCCACTTACATTTACAACCTAGTGGCAGCTGAGCTGGCCAGAGCTTGTGCGCACCTCCCGAACGCAGATATGAAGAATGCCGAGTTTAAGTACCAAGAATACAAAGGAGAGGCGTTCAGCACCGATGCCCAGCGCAACCCACCTCAAGTCATTGCCGAGGGGAGCTGGACAAGGGCCAGAAGCACGTGGCCGACCAGACGATATCAGAGGCCATAGAGAATGAGCCGCACCTATACTAATAAATTCAACCGTGGTGAAGTCGATGAAGGCGTCATGGCCCGCGACGACATCGAGCGCGTAAACAACTCTGCGACTCTGGTGGACAACTGGATGCCTGCCCGTGTTGGTACGATGCGCACTCGGCCTGGGACCGAGTTCTTGGGCACAGCCAAAGTGAACGGAGCGCACTTCTTAATGCCATTCGTAGATGATGGCACGGTCCCTACGATCCTAGAGTTCTCTCAGTCCACAGCTAATCCAAGTGTGGAGTCTGTCCGGTTCTGGATCAATGGGATATTAGCTCAGGTGACAGCCACGACGGACACTATCACCAACGGTGCTTTTGCCTCAAACATAACCGGCTGGACCGATGCGTCAACTGGATCCGGAGCGGAAGGAATAGCTCACGAGCCAACCACCCAGAGGATGCTTATTCAGGGCGGGCCAGGTGATGGGGACTGGGGAAGAGCCTATCAGACCCTTACCTGCTCAGCAGGCGAGAGGACACTAAGGATAGAAGTATCCGAGTCCCCCATACTTTGCCAGCTCGGCACAGGCGGAGCCCTTACGTCGGACATATTCGAGGGGTACTTAGGGTTTGGGGTGCACCTCCTCACTTGGACTTCTGACGGATCCGACACCACTCTCACTCTTTCTAACTTCGCGGGGTACGCCGCGTTTGTAGACAACATCGCGTATGACGGGGTGGGTGAGTTAACTCTTACCGGCAATATGGCCACAGATACTACAACCACCGCGATCACCTTAGACACCTTGCGGTACACCCAGATCAACGACGTGATGTTCATAGTCGACGGTGGGTACGAGATAAACGGGTTCAGCTGGCCCTTCTGGATTATAAAAAGACTAGGGCAGAAGTCCTGGTCCTTTGAGCTGCCAGATATAACAGATGGGCCATTCGGCAATATCAATGTGACCTCCACTACTCTGGCGCCGTCAGCTGTGAATGGGAACATCACACTGACTGCCAGCTCCGCCATATTTGACACTACTAAATCAGTGCTGAAAACATACCAGCTGCTACACGGGGATGTTTATGGGAAGGCGCAAGTCATGTCCGTGGTCTCTCCGACGGTGGCTAATGCCCGAGTGCTTGAGTCTTTCGGTGGGACCGGTGCAGTCAAAGAGTGGTGGGAAGGATTATTCGCGCCGTACCTACCATCCCCTACAGCTGTTGAGGTGTACGAAGGCCGGCTCTGGCTGGCTGGTGGAGCTAGGCTGTACGGATCTGTCTCAGACCTTTACACGTCGTTTGATGAGCTCCTAGAGGGCAACTCCGCCTCTATTATTAAGACCATAGGCTTTGGGCCTGTTCAAGACGTAGCGTGGCTCCTAGGCGGCGACGTGCTGCTGTTGGGCCTTAGCTCAGAAGAGGTGCAGGTGAAGTCCAATGGTGATTTCAACCCGCTGAACGCAAACAACGCGAACGTCAAGCGAGGAACCAACAAGGGGTCCGCTGAGGTCCGTCCGGCTGTCGTGGATCAGATTGTTTATTTTGTTAACCGCAGCCTGCTTAAACTATTTGCACTCAGCGGCCTGAAGGGTGAGCAGATATCTGCTAACGACACTACAATCCTACACCCAGACATCTGCGCCCCAGGCATAAAGAAGTTAATCTACTCGAGCGAGCCAGAGCCGAGGATGTACTGCTTGCTGACTAACGGTGAGCTACGAGTCCTACTGTTTGATAATGTTGAAGATGTGACCGCGTGGTCTAGGATAACCCTAGGCGGGGGCGGGACCGTGGAGGATATAACATCAGCTCCGACTGCTGCTGAGGATGAGATATATATGGTGGTGGAGCGGGACGGCGTCCGGTACATAGAGCGCCTCGCTAAGTTTTCTCAAAGCCGCGGAGAGACCGACTCTAGGCACTACGACTCACACGTGTACAAACGCTCCCCTGGGGGGACTTTCGACGGTCTAGACCACCTAGAGGGGCTGGACGTCTACGTCTGGGCCGATGGGGTGGAGAAAGGAGCCGCAACAGTTTCGAGCGGCCAGATCACATTAGCTTCATCCGGATGGACCGATGTCGTGGTGGGGCTTCGCCCGACTGCCACATGGACCAGCAACAGGCTGAGCCGGTATGTAGAAAAAACGGTCCTCAATTACCGCAAGCGGGTAGTCCAGATAGGGCTAGTCATGCGGTCCGTCGCGCTTAGGAATTTACTGTACGGGTCAGACGTGAACCGGCTGCAACCGATGCCAGACATCGACGAGGGCCGACCAAGGGCACCTACCACTGAGCCAGAGCCTACTATCGTGGGGAGTCTCACGGGTGGTTTAACGATCAATGGCATGGAGCAGTACGACGGGCCAGGTTCTTACCTTCTCTGCGCCACCAATTCGACCGCGTTCACCGACGAGTCTCGCCGGCAACAAGCTGCAGTGAACGTGGGCGGGCCAATATCCAGCGGCGGCGTGAACTGGGTAGTGGGCGGCAACACCGACTCGAACGGTAATATGCAAAATTTAATTCAAGTGAATCCCAGCGTCGCATCGGTCACTGCTTTTGACTTCGACGACATGCCAGGGGGCGGTGCGGGGTACCCCTCGCTGGCATACGACAACGTGGTTGATGAGTACCTGTACGCCTACACCAACCTCACTCCTAACTTCACCAGGTATGACATCGGCGCGGGGACTTGGTCTACCTTAGCCAATGCCCCTACTACCGGTATTTTCAAGTCCGACATACAAACCTATAACGGTAAAGTTTACCTGTACGGGGCTCAGCAAAGCACGAGCACAGGAGGGTTCTATGTGTACGATATCGCCACGGACACGTGGTCCACGTTAACTCCCGTATCACCCCCTACGCTCAAGCGTTCCCCGACAACGGCACTGCCGAAGACTGGCGCCGGCGCAGGTAAATTTTACATGTTAGAGGGAGCGGACATGGTTACTAACCAAGTCATCCTGTCATTCTTTGAGTATAACATCGGGACTAACACGTGGAGCGCGTTAAGCACTGCGGGGCTATCCCGAAGCGCACTCCGGAGCATGGTGGCACCTGGTAATGGGAAGCTGTACACATTTGGGGGGACGGTACCCCACTTCGGGTTTTTCCCACAGCGGACGCTCAACGAGTACGACATCGCTACCAACACGTGGTCAACGCTGACGGACCTATCTGACTACACCGACACCACAGTTCCATTCAACAGGTCGGAGTCAGCGGTCTGGACAGACGGCGAGAGTATTTTTGTAAAGACAGGATCTCTCGATCAGACGACTGGAGTATCCCCAGCTCCACCGTTCGCGGTCAAAGACCTGTGGGTGTACGACATCGCAGGGGACACATGGACCCAGACCAACGAGGCCGACAACGAGATATCATCGGGAGGAGGGCCGGCTCAGATTATAGACGTGACCTCCCCTAGCGCGATGTTCGTCGCGGGTTCCACCGCTCTCCTCGCGACAGGAACATCCGGAGACCATCTCTTCTCATACCGGTGCAAGCAGGACAGCTCGTTCGCTTTTTTCCTCACTAGGACCAGCACAGTGGCTACGGTGAAGAGGGGCATCGCGGCAGTGGATATCACTGACATCACCTCACCTGTGCAGGTGGACTACCTAGAGGGCGCCAGTGCTGGCATACCCGACGTGCCCGTACCAAGAGGGATGTGGATAGACTCCCCTTTTCTATACACGGTCGGGCACGCCCTCGCAGGCTCTGTGTCCGCTATAAACATCAGCGACCCCGCGTCACTGGCGGTCGAGTCCAGCTTGGCGCTAGTGACAACAGGTGACCCTGTGGCGCCAGAGATGATTGGGTCAAGAGGGCAGTACTTGTATATCGCGTGGGAAGAGCGGGTCCATATCGTGGACAAGAGCAACCCAGCTGATATGGATGTTACTGTCTTCGGGACTGGGCTAGGTGCGGCCGAGTACTGCCTTGTGGACGGATCCAACATGTTTGTTCTGGATCCCACTGCAGGGACTTTGAATATCTACAGTCTAGCGGACGACGCCTTGGTTCCGACACTTCTCGGGTCAGTCACTGCGACAAAGCTGCAGGGAATGAGGGACATGTCTGCGTATGCGCCGTACTTGTGGTTCGCGGGTGGCACAACAGGGTGCGTTGTTTCGTACACCTCTATCGATACACCAACAGTCCTTGCGGAGTACACTGGGTTTGCGGGCCTTCAGGCGATTCGGACTTTCTCGGCCAACCAAGTGTTCGCCGGATCTAATACTGATCCAGATGGTTTTCTATATGTCGCTGACCAAAGGTCGTGGCAGCTGGTAGACTATGATGAAATGTCATTTGAGTTTGATGGGACGTACGACACGGACTCGCGGGTGACGGTGCAAACAACTGGGCCAGCCACAATGCTGGCAATAACATACGAGGTAGAGGACATTGATGATCCGACCGATGGAAGCGGAAGACCTAACTAACCTGGATCTCAATTCGTTTGGTAAAAGCATTAGAGCTGTGGTCGCCGAAGTGGGAGGCAAGGCAGTGGCGGTAGCGGGGGTAATTCACACGAGTCCCCCGTATGCGTTCGCCAACCTTACTCCAGCCATGCGGGACCACCCGAGAGACATCATGCGAGTGATTAAATCTTTCGACGCATTCTTGCAGCAGCACTACGAAGTGGTGTACGCCGTGGCCGACCCAGAAGAGAATAATGCGCCCAGAGTGTTGCGCAAGATAGGTTTCGAGTACTATATGACAACTATTCAAGGGGACATCTACCGATGGCAACAGCAGCCATACCATTAGCCTCAACGGCTTTCAGCGTCCTTGGAAAAGTCCAAGAGGGAAAGTCAGCTAGGAAACAAGGCGAGTCCGTCAATGCGCAGCAGCGGGAGAATGCCCGTCGAAAGCGGCAAGAAGGCAAACGACAAGCTGAAGAGATCGAACGACAGACCGCGAGGATGATGTCTGATACCGAGGCCATACAGGCCGGATCCGGATTCTCGGGGAGTGACGGTGCTGCGGCTAGACAAATAGCGCGACAAGGGGGTGTGGGCAAGTACAACGAGCTCGCCGCTCTATACGAGACTGACCAGCAGGCCATCGACATGGAGCGCCAAGGCGCTGCAGCTAAAGCACAAGGTAGAGCCCAGCAGCGTGGGGCGTACATGGGTGCGGCCGCGACTGCGTTGGGAGGCATCGCCAGTTTCAATAAGGATGGTGGGTTCAGCCAGTTCAAGAACAAGAACCCAGGCAAGATACTGGAGTCTACACCGTCGTGGTCGAGAGCCGTGCCGTTCACCCGCTCATTCGCAGCTACGCCGCGAGGCAGTAGCATCATGCGGAGGCCCATCTAATGCCTCAATTACCTAGAGCTACCGACATAAACCGGACTGTGGTCAACGACCAGCAGAGCATTGCTGTTGTCGATGATCGAGCCATAGGCCGAGGCATGCAGGAGGTCGGGGCCACTGTGGGTGCTATCGGGGCTGATATAAAAGACCGCCGGACTAAGTACGAAATGTCCCAGGCCAGAGCTGAGTTTCTAACAGCCAAAGCCAAAGAGGACAATGCTTACGACGGTGACGAAGACTACGCTTCGATGGGCGAACGGTACTCCAACAATTTGGGGACCAGCCTTACCGAAGCCGCATCGATGATAACGGATCCTATGGCCCGTCAGATGTTTGAAGACGAGGCCAGAGTGACGTTCACTCAGGGCCAAGAGCGCATCTCTAACTTCGCCAGAACAGTGGAGCGAGACTACCAGCGCGGGTACGTCTCAGAACGACTGGACAGCATTCGGGAGGCCGGCCTGACTGGCAGCCTGATAGATGCGCAGAACGCCGCCAACGATCTCATAGACAGCTCAGTGGGGATGGACTGGCTAGATTCTGAGGAAGCTGAGCGCCTGAAAATATCATGGCGCAACGATGCGGCCACAGCAAAGCTGGAGATGATGCCACCTGAGCAGCGTGTGGACGCGCTCAACGAGGATTGGGCTAAATTCCTACCCAGCGATGCTAGAGCTAAAATACTACGAGTGGCGGAGGAGCAGACTCTGCAAGGTAAAGCTGTGCGCAACGTACAGTCCCTCGACGGCATGTCGCCTGAGGAGGGCTGGGATTGGATACAAAAGAACGTGACCGACCCGCAGGAGATGATCGCTACCGAGTCTAGGTTCGAGGTTAAGATGGCCAGAGACAAGAAAATAGTGGATGCCCAGCAAGAGGAGTACCACCAGACCTACTTCAACGGCATCCGGCTAGATGGCGGCTCCGTGCAAGACATCCCACCCGACATTCTTAAGCAGATGGATCCCAGTATTGTTAACAACATGAAAGAGGCGGAGCGCAACTACGCTCTCGATCAGAACCCTAAGACACCTAGGCTGGTGGAAGAGAACCTGCAGTGGCTGTACGCAAACTCCACTCCTCGGGAGCTTAGGCGATACTTTCATGAGATATCGTCTCAGTTAAGTGACGAGGACTTTGGTATGTGGAACCAGTCGTCACTGGAGTCCAACGACGCGCTAGAGAATGACCCCATATTTACAGGCACTCAAATGATTCAAGATAAGGTACGGGAAGTGACTATGGGAGATAACGACCCTGAACTATTGTCGCAGTACCGGCGCAAGTTTGAGCGGTATGTCTATGACTTCAGGGCCATCAACGGGAGAGACCCGACCGGCCCCGAACAAGGTGACGCTATCAACGAGATATTCTTGTTCGTCCCGACTAAAGAGAAAATAATCGGCACGGAACCTAAAGCATTTAAACTGTGGGATAGCATGAGCCCAACCGAACAGGGGGAAGCTCGAAGCTACCTGCAGAGCATAGATCCACCAGCGTACGAGAAAGCCGAGTCCGAAGCTAGGGCGAATGGGCGAGGTATGGATGGGAGGTATATTGTTGAGCTGTTCTCTGAGTACTCAGATGCCGAGGATTTCACACCCTAATGCCATTAACTCCAGAAGAACGGGCCGAAGCCAGAAAGTGGAAAGACGAGCGCAGAAAGCGGCAGCTCACCACGTCGATAGGTCTCGCGTCACAACCTGGCGTGGACCCTTCCGCAGCTAGAAAAGCCCAGCAGGTCCAATACGAGACCGGCATTCCTGCGTCTGTTGCAGAAACAGATATCGACAGGGCCCAGTCCCTAGCGACCACACCAAGCCCTAACCCCGTGGCCGACTTGGCTGACACTCCGGCTGTTGCTGAGTGGATGTCGGATCCTGCTCAGGCTCGTATGTCTATTGATGACATGGAGCAGATGAAGGCCTTTGAGAGAGCTCAGAGGCGCAAGGAGGGCTACTGGAAGAACGTAGGCCTCGGCATGGGCGAGCGTACGAACAGCCTGACTGGTAACCTCATTCAGTTTGCGTCGCACTCCATCGACGGTTATGAACAAATAATAGAGACCCTAGGGCTAGCCGAGCGGGACAGCTTAAACTTTTCCGATAAAGTCAGAGGAGTTGGCACGGCTATCGCTGAAGGTGGGCTGGGGTATGAGAGCCAGTACAACTGGGAAGACTTCAAAGACGAGCCGACCGTGGCAAACCTGGCCGGATACGTGATGGAGACAGGCGCAATGTCGATGGTGGACATCGGCGGCATGATGTTATCCCTGCCTCTCTACTTAGCCAGCAAGTCCAACGAGACAGGTAATGCCATAGCGGAGCGGGATGGGAGAGACTCAGCCTCGGCCGCGGACGTAATTAGAGGTATGCCAACAGCTGTGGCCGTCACCTTGATAGACCGGTGGTCTGCTAAGGGGGCCCTCGGGCTGATGACTAAAGGCAAGGTGGGGAAACTCACTTGGGGCCACGCCGGTAGAGAGATAGGTAAAGCAACGGCCCGAGAGGGTGCAACGGAATTTCTACAAGAGCAAGTCGAATACATCGGCGAGACCATGGGCACCAAGTACGCCTACAGCACTCCTAACCGCGTCAAGCTGTTAGAGCAGCTGGATAGAGGTGCGGCAGGCATGGTGGCCGGTGGCCCAATGGGTGCAGCCATGAGAGGCGCGTCGCTCCCACTGGATGCGGTTAGCTACTCGATCCAGCAGCGCATGAGCGACGACATAAAAACTGTGGGTGAGCAGCAGTCTCTCGACGGCATGATATATTCCATTCAGAACATGAAGCTGAACCAAGAGGCCCCAGATGTGGCCCGCGGTTTCTTCAAAGGCATGGACCCAAACGATAAAGTGTACCTGACCCCAGAGGCAGTACGGGCTGCGGTAGACGAAGGGTTCACTATCCCCGACTACCTCCAGGCTCAACTCGATGCCGGCACAGATGTGTCGCTGAGCGTTGAAGACTTTGCGATGGATGTTGTGAGCGACTCAAACCTAACTGAGCGCCTTCGGCCCCACATGAAGCGGAGCCCCGACGCCCAAACCCAGAGCGAGATACAGAACCGAGACACCACCCGCATCGAACGGCTAATGAACCTGGCCAAGACCGAGACTGCAACTAAGACTGAGGCCGACGAAATCCACGAGGAAGTCGCGGCCCAGCTGGTGGCGTCAGGTCGGCTCTCTGCGGCGTCCGCTAAGATATCAGCAGCAATAATCCCCGCCTACGTGACCAGCACTGTGGCGGACCTGCGCGGTCGAGGCCAAGACGTCACGGTTCGTGAAGTCTACGACCTAATGAACTTTAAAGTGGAGCCGGCCAAGAACGCGAAGCCCCCTGCTAAACCCTACGTGCCACCACCCGAGATAGAGAACGCGGCTGAAATTGGGCCCCAGACCGACACCACGGTTGAGATTGTGGAGGATGGCGCACAGGAAGAGATGGCAGATCCGGCTGTCGAGGCCCCAATCGAAGAGGGCCAAGCAGCCCCAGAAGTTGAGGCTGCTCCGGAACCAACACCAGAGCCAGTCGCTGAGATGACGGCGGACACACTGAGGTCTCAGATCACTGATGCTGTGCCAGCGGCAGACCGCAAGAAAGTGCAAAACTTTGTTAAGCGCAGGCTGGACAAAGGGACTCCGGTCGCTGAGATAATGGACCAGGTCAATGCCCAGTACGGGTTATCGCTGTCGGCACCGGAGCAAGAAGCGCCGAGGGTGACGGACGAAGCTATTGCAGCCGCAATAACTGAGGCCGGTGTGGTGTCTGCGGATGCTACACCTGAGCAGATCGAGTCAATTTCGGTTAAGCCCAAGACCTCTAAGAAAGTCCGGATCCAGCACGCTAACCCTCGTATCGACATGTACTTTAAAGAGGTCACCCAGCGCATACCGGAGCTCACCGAGGCCGCTAAGAAAGTGGAGTCTGGCGAGATGACGACAGCTGAGTACTCCAGGTTGGTGAACGAATATAAGCCCGTGACG